CTTCGGGCCGTTTAATCAGGCTTTGCACCAGCGGCGAGAGCTGTTCCGGTTCCTCGGGCGCCGGTCCCTCACCAATGATCGTACCGGGTTCATCAACGGTGGGTACACTGCTCGGCAGAGCCAAAAATGCCTGGGCAGCGGTGGCCGGTGCATACAGGTCGGTGCGCGCTGGTGGCGCTGCTGGAACTGCCGGGGCCGCAAACTGGCTGAAATCCAGTTTCTTCGGTGCACCCGCTTGCGGTAGGTACTCTTTCGCCTGGTCCTCATGCAGTGACTGCGCGTAGGCGCTGGCGTTGTCCGGGTTGTCGAATACGCCCAGGTGCTGATTGGTCCGGCGAAACTGGTCGATCGCTTCCTGGTCGCTGAGAATCCGTGAGCCGTCATCGGCGACGGTGGGGATCAGGAATTCGCGCCCGTCGAAATTCGCCGACATCGAGCGCACGGTGCTGATAGAGCCGTCCGGGTTGTGCACGACCGGGCGCTTATGTAGGTCAATGTTGCCTGGCTCAAGCTGGCCTGGGATCTGCGGTGGTGGCATGAACTGGCTGAAATCCAATCGAGCAGGCATGACTAGATCCCCGCGTCTTTGAGTTGCTGTTCGCTATAGCCGTTCTGGAGCAGGTACTTGATCATGGGTTCCCGCTGTTGCGGGTTGCCCTTGACGATCGCCAGCGCTTGCGTGATGTTTTCGTCCTGGGCGGCTGGCGCGGGCGCGGGTGTTGCCGCTGGTGTAGGGGCGGGTACGCCTGCGTTTGCCGCTGGAGCGGGGGGCACTCCATCGGCAACAACGCTAGCAGGCGTACCCGCGAAGATGTTGGCCACGGGTGGCGGCAGGTCGGGGCGATCGTCAAAGGCGACCGGCACACGATGACCGGCGCCGTACTCGACGCCAATAATCGGCAGGCTAGAGCGCTCGATTTTCGGCGTTTCGCCGAACACATCGGTAGCGGCCCTACGGGTCGCGGCAGCCGGATTGTTGCGGGTTTCGGCATCGCCATTGAGCATGTAGTAGGTGGCCCGCGACTGAATATCGGTCTTGTCGCCAGGGTCCATATCGCCCAGGGCGCCAATCAATTTGTTCAGCGAATCGGTGCCTGACTTGTCCAGCTTGCCCGGCGATGGTGGCTTGCCGCCACTACCACCGGCCCCGCCCTTCGGTGCGGGGTGATCGGCCTTGTACTGGGTCGCTTCATAGGCCAGTAGGTTTCTGTTCATGCCGACGTTCACCGTGCCCTGATGCCCGGCCATTGCCGCATCGTAGGTCAGTTCGTGGCCATGCTTTTGTTCCGCTACGGTCTGATCGGTTCGGTAGGTTTGCGCATCGCTGTAGCGACGATTGCGGTCCATGCCCACTTCGCCGGTAATGCGATGCCCGGCCATCGACGCGTCATAGGTCAGGTTATGGCCGCGTGCCGTTTCCGCCAGCTTGCCCGCCGCTTCCTCGCCCAGGCGCGTTTCGTGCGATTCAAACCCTGGGCGCGTGTGCGCGTAATCCACACCCGCGCCTTGTTGCAGCGTGGCCAGTTGATCCTGGAAGCCGGGCGCATTCACCAGACTCGGATCTTTCTCGACTTGCGCCGCGAACATACCGGCTACGGTGCTGGGAAACGCCTTCATGTAGTCGCCCTGGCCGCTGCGAATACTGCCGACGTACATGCCCTTGGTGTCACCGCGTGCTGCTGCATCGGCGGCTTCGTTGTAGCTGGTCAGCTTCTGGTTGATTTCCTGGCCGCGCATCTGCTCCAGGTGCGACTTGTTCATGTACCCCTGGATCTGTAGATCACGCAGCGGATTCGGCGCCATCGCCTTGAACACGTCAGCGAGTGGCGACACCGCATTGGCGTAGCTCGGAGCGCCGCCGCCGTACAACGCATTCTGGTAGTAGGGCATAGCTCACCCCCTCAACGCTGCGAATGACGATCTGCCGGGCAGATAGCCCTTGGTCGTCGCGGTGCCGAACAACGGTGCACCATTGCCGAAGAATCCGCCCAGGCGATTGGTCCAGCTCGGCGAGTACGCAGGCGCTGCGAACAGGCCAGCAGTGGGCGCCGCGCTACCCGCCACGGTTGGGAACAACGTACTGGCGCTATCAGCCATCAGGGCTTGGCTAGCTGCACCTGGAGCAAACGCCGCGCCTGCATCGGCAGCGCCCGTAACGGCCGCATTGGTTGCTGCGTTCGCGCCTGCGCCTGCTGCCGTTGCCGCTGCCGTGCCACCGAACATGGTCGGAGCGCCTGCACTGCCGTACAGTTGCAGCGCGGTGCCCAGCATTTCCTGATTGGCGCCGACCCCTTCCTTGCTGCGCATGGCTGACTGGACTTCTCCAGGAAGGAGCGCTGCCGACTGCCGGGCAAAGCCGCCCAGCATGCCGATTTGCTGGCCAGCGTTCGCATTGACCAGACGATTGCCCAAACCGACATCGCCATAGGCACCCAGGCGCGCACGGGCGTTGCCGACTTGGCGTACGCCTTCATTGGCTTCAGCGCGTTTCTTCGCCACGTCTTCCTGGATGATGCGCGGTTGCCCGGCATTCTCGGCGGGGGTGTAGTCGGTGCCGGTCGCCGCCGCACTCAAATTCGGCGCCGCATCGTAGGCCGCTTCACGTTTCGCTGCGGCGTCCTTCTGCAACTGGGTTTGCGCCTCGACGCCCAGGTTCGCTTGCGATGCCAGCAAAGCGGCTTCGCGCTCTTTGCTTAAACCCGCCTGGCGGGTGTCTTCGAGCATGCGCGCCTCTTTCGCCGCGCCCTGCATTGCATTGGCGCGACGGTGCTGCGCGTTCACCTGGAGCGCTGTACCGGCGACCATCAAACCAATTGCCAGAGGGTTGCACATGTCTTATCCCCCTACCCGGCCAGACCCTTTCCAGTTCGCGGAAAGGCTGTACGGTTGATTGGCTCTCGCCTTGGCGATCGCTTCGGCATCGGCGGAATTGGCCAGGTAGGTTCCTAATCCAGCGGCCACGTTTTTCACCACCGGCTGGAGCGGCGAGAACGACGGCATCGCTGACAACTGTTGCGAAGCGGTCTGCGCAACGCTGTAGGCCGCGTCCGGGTCTGCCGTAGCATTAAGCAACGTCACCGCATTGGCCTTTTGTGTGGCCAGATCCGCTTTGCCCTGGTTCACATAGTCCTGGCCCGTGTCGATAACGTTTTGCCTTTGCAGGCCATAATCCTTGTCGAGTTCGGCGCTCTTATTACTGGCCAGGCTCGATCCCAGGTTACCGCCCCTGGCCAGAGCAAACGTCAGGGCTTTTTGTTGCTGCTTATACTGATCTTCCACTTGCGGCATAGCGTAGTCTTGGTACGCCTGCGCCCGTTTCTGAAACACCGCGTCATCAAACCCCCCTTGGTGCGCCATCGTCTGCCCGGTGTACAACTCAGTCGGCAGATCCGACCACGCACCGTTGTTGTTGTACTGCATGCGCGCCGCTTCGGGGCTCACGTAGGGTCCAGCGGTGCCCGACCAGCGCGAATTAAGCTGCGCGCCGTGTGACAGGTCGTAGGATCTACCGTTGGCGTCGTACAGACGGCCATTGGGTATGTTCCCTGTTCCCGTTTTAATCGCGGTCCCGGTCCCGCCTTTGCCGGTGTACAGCGTGTCCGGTGCATCAACCCAGGTGGCGCCTCGATCGCCAATGCGCAGTTGCAGCTTCGCAGCGGACGGCGCTGCTGTTGGGCTCACGGTTCCGGTCCAGCGAAGGTTGCTGCCCAGGGACAGGTCCAGAGGATTGCCCGCCGCATCGTAGTAGCGCCCGTTGGCGATCCCGGTCGCGGCGTTCGGAGCGATTCTCCCGGTCGCCCCCGTCACCACATCCTTGCCGTTGAACAGCTCGTCGATACGCGCCATACCCTGCCGAATTCGGTCCTGCCTGGCCTGTTCTTGCTGGCGTTGATATTCGACGCCATCATCGCCACCACCACCGCCGCCGCCCATATCACACCTCCAGCTCAAAAACCTGCCGGGCCGGTTTGTAGCCCAGTTGCGCGGCCCGTCGTGCCCAGCCAGCGCGCTTGCTGACAAATTGCAGGAAGGAACAGCCGCATTGTTTCGCGTAGGCTTTGCAGGTGCTGAACCCTGCCTCCAGCACGTCGGGGCCGCAGCCAGGGACCACATACGCGACCAGGATAAACAGGCACTTGGCCGCGTCCCCAGGGATCGCCTGACTACGGCAAATGAAGATGCCGACCGGGTTACTGTCATCACGCACGACAAACAGAATCCACTGGCCCGCGGTAATCGACGCGTAGATTTCCGGGGCAAAATACGTCTCGCCTTCGCGCTTGCCGACGCGCAAACACGCTTCATTCAGTAACGGGTAGAGCCGCTGAATTTCGTCCAGGTCAACGACGGGTCGGCATGTGACCGGTACAGTTTTCCGGGTAGAAAACGAAAGTACGGAAGGTTTCATTGTTTTTACCTACCCTCGGGTTTTCCGATTCGCAGATAGCGCCCAGGCGTTCCAGCCAGCGCTGGGCCTCGACATTGGATTCCAGCGTTCGACATTCGGCGCGGTTGAAGCCCAGCTCGATCATTTGCGGGATCATGTGGCGCTTCACAAACCTTGTGACCGCCCAGCCAATTTCATCGAAGCGCGGCGTGGCCATCGCCCAGGGCGCCCACATGCCGGGCCAGAGCTGGTTCGCCCCCAGCAGGGCAATCGGTTCGTCATCGGCGCCCAGGAAACACCAGGACAACGGCTCACGGGAAAACGCGATCGGCTGCGCCAGGTCGGCGGCGTCATCGCTCCAATGGGTCGCCAGCACTTCGGCCCGGTCCTGGGGCCGTAGGTGCCGGCACACGTACAGGCAATCGACGTACGCGGGCCTAGTTACTTTCATGACTGCGGAAATGGATGGCCAGATTCGCAAGCCTTGCGTACCCATTGGAAACCCCCTTGAGCGTCAATGAAAAATGCGTGCTGTCGCCTACAGCGCCGCAGCGACCTTGTTCGCCGTACGTTGAATCTTTGATCTTGGCCAGGAGTTCGGTCACGTCGGGTTGCTGCGGATCGAGGGCCAGGTACACGTCCCAGTAGCCTTCAGCGCCGATGTCGATACCCTGGATGGCTTTTTTCGCGGTCGGGATTTCGGCGTCGAGGAACGGCAGCCGCACTTCGTAGGGAAACGCGCCTTGCGTGTCGTAGATATCACCGGACAAGCCCCCGTACAGACAGAGCTGATCGCCGACGCGGGCGACCAGATTCGTGTAGGTGACTGCCCAGTCGGTAACGACCGCGTTCGCGCTGATTTCGTCCAGGGTGTAGGTGGTCCAGGCGCTTACCTTCGCCCCTGGAAAGTGGCTGTACACGTAGATCGTCGGCCCTACGGCTAGGAGATAACGCCCTTCGAAGGGTTCGGCGATCGCGACCGCCTGGGCGACTATCGCTTCATCCTGGGCGCGCATGTAGGCGAGCAATTCGCCGTCAATGGGCGAGCCGACATCATCGGCGCTGGCCATGTTCGACGCATCGCGGGCGCGCAGTGAGCGCACGCCCGATTCAGACAAGAAGAAGACATCGAGGTCGCCAAACGCGGCCAGGGTTTTCGGTGCCTTGGTGCCCAAATTGAACAAGATTTGGTCTTGCTTGTTGTTGGCTTCGTAGGCATCAACGGTCCATATCTGGACGTTGCGCCGGGAGAAAATGGCCATCCTGTTCTGGTATACGGCCAGGCCAGTCAACTCGGCAGAGCCGCCATCCTGGGTGGACATATTGACAAATCCGGCGCCGGTAATATCGGTCGACCACTCCATCGGATTAGGTACGCCCGGCGTGCCCGTGAACCCGGAAAAGTGCATGAGCGAGGCGTTGGTAGCGTACATCTTTTGCCCCAAAGCCCGAACAAAGGAGCCCGTGCCTGCGGCGTTACCGCGCATCGTCACCACGCTACTGTTGATCTGGATATTGAAGATATCCAGCCCTTCGAACGTCCCGGCGAATGTGAACGTCACGACCTGGGCCGTTCCGGCGACCGGATTAACACCCCCCGCTGCCGGTGTGACCACGCTTGCCGTCACGTTGCCCTTGACCGTCACCGCCAGCACGGCGCCGTTGTACACCGTGCCCATTTCCTGCGCCGTCAGCGTCACCGTCGCCCCGGAAGCCGTAGCGATCCAGTGGATTGCATGAGAACCCGAATTGATCCGGTCAGCCACCACCGCCGCCGTGTTGCTGTTGCTGACAGACCAGTCAACCGGCGAACTCAGTAAAGGCATTCCGCCCAACGTGGCCTGCACCAGTTGGTTGGCTTCCGGTACATACGTACCCCCGGTAATGGTCAGGCTGCACCTGGCCGGCTGCGCCACAATGGCCGGCACATTGCCCTGGGAGAGCGTGGCCGTCAGGGTTTGATCTGCCACCGCACCACCGTTCACAGCGCTACACGAATACGCGAACGCCACACCAGGGACCGCCGCTGTCACTACGACGGTATTCGCTGTCGCCACCGCAACGACTTCATCCAGGGCGTCGAGACGGTTGGCCATTGCACTGGTCAGTGTCTGCATGCTGGCGACTGACGTTGCTATCGCGTCCCAGTCGGTGACACGCTGACCATCATAAAAGTGATAAACACTGCCGTCGCTGAATGCTGCGACGACGTAAATCTTGCCGTTGAAATTATCGGTGCTCAAGATACGCACCAGGGCCGGGCCACCGGGCGCGGCCAGTTGCTGGTAGTTCACGCCAGGAGGCACGGCCACACCCGCCGCGTGCCCGAACACATAGAGCTGCCCTCTGACGGTCGTGCACCCTTTGGTCTGGCCAGCGGGCAGGGTGTACGTTGGCACGAATTTCTTGCGTATCTCGATTTCGGCGCCCCTGGTCAAGTGCACATTGCGCGCCTTGCGCAGACTGCCAGGCGGGGCGGTGTACGCGCTCTTGCGCGTGTCCAATCCGGCCTGGAAGTTGCCGATGATCAGGTACGCCATGT